AATGTGTAATCAGTTCCATCATCCCTAGATTCTACTAAAGGATTGAATCCTACATCCTCAGTATTAAGTTCAATACTGTAATCAATAATGGTGTCTACATTATGTCCATCATAATAGTTACCATACATAATCCTATTACCTATAGTTGTCTGTGCCTTAGCCTTCTTAGGAACGTTATCATATAACCTTAGTAACTCACTCTCTGGTAGCGTGGTATATATCTTTTGGTTAGTGAACTCTACAGATACATTATCATTGTCACCCCATCCCATCTCTGACTTATCGTACTTCTCTATAACATTAATTATATTTGTGTTAGATAGTTTGAAACACAAGTCAATACCAATAACGTCAGATGGTCCAGTAAAAAAATCAACATTAACAGAGTTAATATTATTTCTCATACCAATCATATCATAGCTACCATAGTCAAATCTAAACTGTCCTGGAGTAAATGCTAAATCTGAAAACTCAGAAAGGGCAGAATACTCTCCGTCCTTGTACTTATATCTATAAGAAAATCGGATAAACTTCTCTTCCATATAGTTATCCTTCTTAGCTTTCTTTGATAGTGTTAAAACAGGAGCATCTACAGGTGGCTTAACTATAACCGATATGTCATCCTCTGTAATCTGATCAACACCTCCAATTGGTTCAGGGTATGACGACAGAACGTTTATACGTCTCGGTTGATTATAATTGTCTGTAAAGAATAATAGGTCATCTATAAGATTGATACCATTGATAAGATACCTCTCATCGAAGTTTAATACAGTCTCTGATACAACATGATATGTTATTGAATCTAACTTGGTATTGTATGATAATATCATATCTACAAAATCAGACGTTAAAAACCAGTATATTTTTTCATTTTCTCCATCCTCATACGCACCGATACATACAGCATCCGCCACATCTTTTTCATTATACCTAGGTGTTGCTAACAACTCATTACCTTTTGTGTTTTCAGCACTTAATGCTTCACCATCCTCAGAAGATGATACACGTATGTTTAACGCATCTGTATAATCACCAGCAGGTATTAATCTTTCGTCTAGACTTTTATTCATTCTAGACCCTATAAAATTCTTGTTTATAATCATTCTATTTTAACCATTTTTGAGCACCACTCATATTCATAAGTAGGCGACCAGGATGAATGTTACTAAGTCTTATCTTGGCATTTCTTAAAAGAGCAGATTTATCTTTCTGAGCTCTCCTAACTACATACTCCTGAACAGCAAACTTAGAATTAAGTATAGCGTACTTCATGTATGCATATATGTAATCTTCAAATAACTTATTTAGACTTACCTTTGCATCATCTCCGCCTTCCATACCATCAGACACATACTCTATAACTACAATCTGATCAGCCATAGCTGAACTGAAGCTTATAACTCCACTAGATTTATTTATTTTAAATGTTGGATTTGCATTAGCGGTTTCAGTATTTAAACCATACCTACCTCCTACAGAGTAATCAAACACCCATTTTCCTTCTATCTGATACCCAAGAGAACCATTCATTCTACCCTCTCCTAAGTATTGTGTTTTTTGAACACCATCAATTCTATCTAGGTCTAGTATACCACTTCCTATAAGAACATCTCCATCCTGATCAAATAATACACGAGCATCATTGTCTTGTAGGTAACTCTTTGAAAAGTTAGTATTAACATTCTCTGTTAAAGGCATTAAGACTCCATCCTTATATAAAGATATTCTAACCCAGTTTACATAGTCTGGAGGAAGAACAACTGTTGCATTGTCAGATACAGATAGTTCAACTATCTTTGTCTCCTTCATCGCATCGTAATTCAATTCCTGTATACCTCTCTTTGCATGGAATAATACATTATACCTCTCAACATTGTTTACCAACTTATCATTACCGACATACATCAACATAAAGTTGTTTACAATATCATCCAATGATATGTACTGATATGATCCCCAATTATTATCCTCTGGGTTAGACCCTGCATTCTCGTAATATTGATATCCTGTTAAATATGCCATTATCCTTGTTTTTGTGCTTCTTTAATTTCTTCGTTACTTGCTGTCTGATATACGTCAGCCTCTCTTATAGATATACCTGCATACTTTAGTATCTTATTCACTAAGTTAGGTTCATCAGTAATAGGTAGTTCAAAATCCTGATAGTCAGTTGAACTCTGATCAAAAGCTGGCTCTCCTCCAGATAGACTTGTATATGTCCACTTAGGGTCTCTTGGCTTCCTAATATATTGAGCAGTAACCTGACCCACTGCATCTACGCTATTAGGAAATACAGATATAGTTAACTCGCTCTGAGTGTATGCTGGAGTGTTTAACTTAGGAGCTGTAAGGTTTGATGAGTTTAGCATTGTTATCTTTGAATGAGAAACTCTCTCTACTTCTTTCTGAATAGTATTAGCCTCATATACAGAATAAACACTTGAAGAGCTAGATATATTTGTGTTAGATACAACCAAAGTATCTGTACCTGTAATACTATTTATTCTCTCGAAAAAAATTCTATCACCTACCTGTATAGCAACATAGTCACCTACAGATACTCCTAAACTTACAAAATCTTTGCTTGTGTCAACAACACCATTATTTCCTACAGTAACACCAGTAGTAGTTCCCTCTGTTAAAATATTTTTATATACCAATACCTTATTTAAAAGGTAATACGTATCATCGTTATTTGTCTCGTTAGGCATATTATATAAGTTAGAAATACCACTCGGTGGATTAACCCTATATAAAGAGTCCTGAACAGAAAACAAGTCAATAACCTCTTCTAAATTTTTTACTATATCAGCATAGCCACTACCTGAAACTCTAGAGTTCTGTTTGACCATCCATTCATTATATCTATAGAAATAATCCTCAAAAATATCTAACTGTGCCTGCTTTGCATAAAGATTAAAGTCAGCAGGACTTATATATCCGAAGTTTTGCTTGTTAGCTACAGCCAACACAGTATTTCTTACACTGTTTATCATCTTGTAAAAGTTTATGCAAAGATAGTAAAAATAAATAAACCCCTTCATTTCTGAAAGGGTCTAGATAATATGTGTTATATGGTAAGTTTTAGTCCTCTAACTTGTTCTCAAGCATAGACATAAGTTCAATGCCATCATCCGTCTGGAAGAACATAGCCAAAGCCTGTATAGCAGTATCACCGAAAGGTATACTCAATAACTTCTTCTTGTTCTGAGGTAGGTTAAAGTAAACATCCTTACCCTTATTTCTTATTGATAATAATCCTTGACTCATACAATCAGAAGCTAACTTCTGGATCTTTAACATTGGATCATTAAGTGTGTCCAAGAAATCTTCTGGACTGTTTCTTGCATATAGACGAACATCTCTCTTAAGTTCAGATGTAGACATCTTATCCACATTCAATCCAAGAGCTATTCTACCTATAGTTTCTAACATATCTATATCAAGATTCTTTGCAGCTACCTGAGCATCAATCTGAGCATCTAAAATCTCAACCTCTACTGTAGCATCTTTCTCATTGTCTACCTCTTCAAATATAGTTCCATTCCCTGGGTGAAGTGATAAAAATTCCTGAAGTACAGGATTTGTTTTAGGTACAAATAACATACCATCCTCAAAAACAACAGGTTCAATAATAGCATTATCATCCTGATCATCCTGAAATGGTGATGATTGGTTTGATGAATACCTTAAAGCACGGTTTTGTTTTCCGTCAAAATGTAGTAATGGTTTTCTACGTGAGTTACGTGAATTTAGAATAAAGACAATAGAAGCTGTCTTTCCTTTTAACCGATAGGTTCTGTCCTTTAGGACTACTTGTTTTTTCATTTGATTTTAATTTAAAGTTTATAAAAGTAATAATTACCCCCGTCAATACAACGAGGGTAAAAATTACATATTTTAATTCTTATTTAAATAAGAAGAAATTGTTTGCACCTAATGTACATAAAGCTCTCTCTGATAAGAAGTGAACCTCCATAGCATCTAAATCGCTATTTGAAGCACCTCCAGCAGAACCTACGATCCAAGACTTCATCTTACGATCTTCAGTTTCAGAAGCTCTATATCTTACGTGTAAGAATGGACGCTTAGCGTTTTTACCCATGATTTGGTCATAAACGTTAGTAGATCCAGCAGGAACTAATACTCCGTCTACAGCACCACCAACGATACCACCTCTCATAGTTGCATCATTTAAGTACTTCCAGTCAGACTTATAGAAGTCATATCCTCTACGGAATCCGTTGAATCCTAAGTTTAAAGCCATATCTTGATCGTTATCAAACAATCCAAAAGAAGCACCTGAAGAACCGAAGTTATTCTGTGCAGCTAATACATTGTCAATCTCGAAAGAAAGTGCACGGTTAACGAAAAGAACGTTCTCTTCGATAGCACCTTGCTTGTCTAAACGAGTAACAACAGCATCGATATCATCCAAATCAGCTAAAGAACCTGTAGTAGTGTTACCACCATTCTCAATAGCGTAGAATAAACCTTCAGAACCTTTGTTTCCTAAGTCTCCAGAAGCAGCAATTGCTCCAGAGTTAGCCTCAGCAGGAACAGCCTCGATCATTGCAGTCTCTAAATAATCTTCAAAACGCTGACGAGTTTCGTGCTCAGACTTTAAGTACCATAGGTATCCTGAACCATTCTCCCCTTCAACTTCGATCCATCCGATCTGAGCCATGTCAGAACCTGATACTGAATACTTGTCCTTGATGATGATTGGGTTATTCTCCTTGATATCCTCTTCAGCCTCTAAAGCACCATCCATTCCGTTTGATCCTTTTTTAAATTCAGAACCATAAACAAATAAGTCTAAGTCAGTAGCAGAGTTATCACCTGATGCTAATCCAGCAACAGCAGGAAGACCAGCTGCGTCATAGATAGCTACAGTTACAGTGTCAGTAGCAGTAGCAGTGATGATACCTTTGAAAGAAGCAGTAGCTGATGTAGATCCATCAGATACCATTACAGTCTGTCCTTTTCTAAGTGCGTGACCTGTAATGTTAAGTACAACGTCATCCTGACCAGCTACTTCAGCATCGTCAAGAGTAACACCCTCATATTTAATGTGTAAACGTCCTTGCTCAGACCACTTGATTAAGTCAGAAGTACAAGGCATTTCAGCTCCAACCATTCTTAAGAAAGAGCTAACTGATCTGTTACCATAACGCTCGAATTCTTTTTCGTAAGTGTCTGGTAAGTACTGATTCAAAAAGTTGAAGTCAGTAATGTAATTTCCAGGTAATGTTACCTGGCTTGGAGCTGGAGTTAAACTCACAGATCCTCCTAATGTAAAAGCCATAATTTAATGTTTTTTTTGTTATTTTTATCTTTTTTTAATCTTTAGACCACGACTAGAATTAGACTCTACAGCTCTTATTTTAAACCCTTCATTAGTTGTCATCTGTTGAGGTGTAGAACGAACATCCATATCGATGTTTTTTATCGTCTTACCTACATTATCAACAGCGTCAGACTTACCCTTCTCATAGAAGTATGTGGCAAGTTTATCTGGATTTAAAGCAGCACTTAAAGCCTTATGGTATCCAACATGGTCATTCACCATACCTGAATCATCTAAAAATTTAGAGATAAAGTTATTTACGTCTGACTGAACCTTCTTTACCTCCTTAACGTCACCTGGATTAAATATAACCTTCTGATCACCGACTGCGAATTCAAAACCTTTGAAATCATCGTTGAAAAGATCGTTAGTCTTTTGGGTGAAGTATTCGGAACGCTTCTGATTCTGTTCTTGGATACTTTCTGATTGTGATATATATTCCTTGTAAGCCTTGTAGGACTCCATTTCATCTTCGTTGACAGGTGAACCCGTCGACTCGACAGGGACCTTATACGCCTCCTTTAGATCATTGAAATGCTTCTTAGCTTTTGCAAGTTCTCTTTTCTTTGCGATCTGCTTATTCTTAATTTCCGACTCATCATCCAAATCTTCATCATAAGAAAATTTCTCACTCATAAGGTAATTAATATCCTCAGAGTCTAAATCATTTTCGGTTTCAGCATAATAGTCACGCAATACTTGGTCTGGGTTTAGTTCATCATAGTCAACCTGTAACTTCATGAAGTCATTAATACCCCGACCTGTTTCCTTCTTATACTTCAAGAAGGATGATACATCCTCTGGTAGTTCATCATTCTGCTCACGCTGAGAGAACAACTCGTCTATAGAGTTTATATCTTTTTCATATCTATTCTTAATAAATGAAAGAACGTCTTCCTCACCAAACTGAGGAGTGTTATCTTCTACAGTCTTTTCATCTGTAGTATTATCGACCTCTACTTGTTCGGTCTGTTGATCAATTAATTTTTCCTCGACCTCTTGGATCGATTTCTGTCCAGGACCATCGACCTCTTTTATTTTTATTTCCATATTAAATTAAATTTATTGTGCAAAATTACACATTATTATATTATATTTATCTAGGCTCAAACTCAGACAGATCAAATCCATCTAGAGTGTCCTCATTAGACTCAAAGTTTATAGGAGGTAAGTCTTTCTTACGCTGCTCAATCAGTCTTGACTGTTGCGTGTTCTGTTTACTTATCCTATCACCCTTAGCCTTTTCTTTACTGTCCTCCCTGCTGTTTATCATATCAGCCTCGACACCCCTTAACTGCATGTTTAATTGGAATTCAAGTTGCATCAATTGAGTCTTTAACTCAGCCTCACCTCTAAGCTTCTCTAATGAGAAACCTGCTTCAGCTTGAGAAATCTGCATCTTAGCCTGAGCTTCCATCTGTATCTTCTGAGCAGCAGCCTGAGCAGCCATCTGTTGAGACTGCATCTGTCCTTGCTGTTGTTGCTGAACCTTCTGCATCTCGTAAGCACGTCTGTCTTTTTCTTTTCTTTTTCTTTTAACCTTTAATAGCTGATTAGCTAGCTTTACATTTCTAACCTCACGTATATCAATGGCATCATCCAAATCAATAGCGTCACGAGAGAGAGCCACCTGAATATTTTGTTCTAGCTGTTGCTTCTGCTCATCGTCAGGAGCCATCTCTATAAATATTCCAAAGTCATATATGTGTAAGTCCTTAATATCATTAAGTAGGTTTACATTATACTTGCCTATCTGCATTATAAATTCATCCTTGTATGGATGATATTCTAAAGCATCAGATACTCTACATGAAAGTGCTACAGCTAGGTCTCTAGTTATATCCAAAGTACCGTCTAATATATGTCTAGTTGCTGTATTACTATTTAATGCTGCAAGCTTCTGTAACCCTACTAATGAGTTTGGATCAGGCATTGAACCATCACGAGCCTCATTAAGTCCAGTTACATCTCTAAGCATCTGTAGGTAATGATTATAACTACCTATAAGGCTTCCTATCTTACCCTGACCACTATTCTTAGAAAGTTCCTGTATTGGAACTCTTGCATTATTAAACTCTCCATCCTGAGTATAACTTCTACCAACAACAGAACCTGTCTGAAAGTATAGCCTAAGTGCATCTTCAGGGCTGTATGCTGCTCCATTACCAAGGTCAACCTCATTAATACCATCAGCATCAATAAATACACCATCTGGAACAACCTTCTGTATTACCTGTTGTAGTTTAAGGTGAGTCATCTGTATAAGATCCGCAAAAGGAACCATACGTCTAAGTAATGACTCTATATTACCCTTATACATCCTTGGAGCACAAGCAACATAATTAGAACTTGAGTTTTGAGATGCAGACTTAGGTCTTACCATATTCTTAGCTAACTCCCATCTAAGTATGATGTTTGTACCCATAACCATAACACCCTCATACCATACCTCTATCTTCTTCTCAATCTTATCAAACCCTCTTTCATCCATCATCTCTTGTGGTGGATTAAACTCATCATCCTTCTCAATAACTTTTTCACCCTTCTTCTTATAGACCATCTTCTTTGTGGTCTTATAGTTGAAATATAAAAGTGTTACGCTGTCATTACTAAATATAGAATTATCATAATACTGTGTAGAATGAGAGTACTGATGCCATGCCTGACTGTATTTTCCAATAGCCTCTAAATCTTCGTTACTTATACTAGGGTCTATCTTTACAACCTCAGTTATAGGTACTGTCTTAACCTCACCCCAATAAAAACAATCATTAAAGTTAGGGTCTTCAGTATAGCTATATACAACATTAGCTGGGTCTACATACTTAGCAACAATACCTGCTCCAGGTAAGAACTCGTGCTTTGCAACACCTATACCTAGTGTGGTTATGTCATACACAATTCTTTTTCTAGTATCCTCATACTTGTTCTCAGAAAGTATAGTATTTATAGCCGCCTCTTCAGCTAACTCTATAGACGACTTATAGTTAAGTTGCATATGCAACTGTAACTCATCATCTGTCTCTGGTAACTCTTCTGGTGATGTATTAAATGCATCAACACCAAAGTCATTTTTTATTTGCGTCAATAAGTCCTTAGAGACCATATCAGCCTCTATATTGTCTTGATAACTGTTTCTCTTTTCTGCGGACATTGCATCCTGAGCATAAGCCTTAATGTCAAACATTCTGTCTGCCATTCCATTCACAACTATATCTATGAACTTAGGAATTATTGGGACAGGTGTCCAGTCTAAGTTCATGTATGACAAGTCTCCGTCTACAGATAGTTCGTTCTTATATTTAGCTACAGATTGTTCTGCTCTAGCGTATAGCCTTAGTTTATGGAAGGCATCCCATTGGTTGTAAAATTTTGAACCTCCATTATCTCTCTTGAACCACTCATACTGAATGGCTTGACCTATCTGTAGACCAAACTCTTTTGTATTCTTCTTAGAGTCAGGTACATACTGGCTGGGAAATGAAGACGAGTTTACAGATATATTTATCTCTTTCATCTAATTATTTCACTAAATCGTCCTTGGTTATTATATCTTGCAAAGTTAATGCTTATTTTTGACTGTTTTTTAATGTCGTTAAATGTATGTTTTTGATTAGCCATGATAGCTAAACCAGAGCTAATAGATGCATCAAACTTAGTTCTATTATTAATATCAAACCTAGCCCAATCCTGTAGCGTCCTAGAGAAGTACATAGAACCCATCTCGTCAGAAGACCTATAGTTGCCCTCAATATCTAAGCCAACATACTTCTCTATGTATGTCTCTATAGCTGATGCGTGTGCTTGTTTTACTGCCTCAGATGAGTTAGGTATACCCCCAAGCTCTAACTCTGTCTTAGAAAGGTTCCTGGTAGGCTTATCAGGTCTGTTTAATGAATACTTTCTATAACCTCTGTTTTTAAAGTGATATAGTAGCCTTGGTTTATTGTTTTCTACAAGTATAGGCATACCATAAAATACACAAGCCATTAAAACATCCTCAAAGAATATTTCTGCTGTCTGAGGTCTTGCCACATACTCCAAAAAAAACTCGTTTACAGGAGCGTCATCCATATGAAATCTAGTAAGTCCATGAAGAGCACCATTAGATCCACCACCACCAACAGTTCCTGATATATCATAACTATCACAACCAAAGGAACCTATATGAGCGTTGCCAGGTGACTTAGATCCGTTTACTATATCTATCCTGTTCTGTAATTTTTGATTTGGAATCCAAGATATTAAAAACCTACCCCTGTTATCAGGAGTCCAGAAAACCTCTGTATCTTTCTTTCCATCCTTCCAATGGAATGACCCCTTAACCAAAACCTTATCACGTATAAGATTATCATTGTAATCCATCTGCTGATATATCTTAGTCAGGCTAAATATAGAGCTCTTGCTTTCATCTCTAAATGCATGAGACTCTGTCCTTGGAAACTGTCTATAATACTCATTAAGAGCATCTGGATCGTTCTTAAGAGAATCAACCTCATTGTTCCAATACTCTACAGCACCCTGCTTTATTTTATCACCATTGATACCTATAACAGGCTTTTTTGGATTGTCTAAGACTGGCATACCATACCTATCTATAAAACCTTCCATATTCCATTCCATAGGTATGAATATGTTATACATACCACTCTTTGTTTGTCCGTTAGAGTTCCTGTTGTTAGGATCAGAATCGTAGTATAACTTCTTGAAGTTATTACCACCCTTCTCTAGTGCATTTGATGTAGAACCCATTAGACACTTACCAATGATCCTACTACCTAGCCTTAGACAGGTTTTTGTTACACGCCAATTGTTTAATATATTATTTGGTTTAATCCACTTACCAGATTCATCATGAACCAGTAGTAAAAGTTTTTCCCCATCATAAGAGTTATCGTCAGTATTCTTCCAATCAATAGTAGTGTCCAACCCATCTATATCCTCCTCAGAGTCATACATATTTTTCTTTGTTATCTTAGATGCAGGAACCCTGTACGCAAGCTCTGTTTTAGGTTTATCCATACCATCCTGTACAGGCTTAAAGAAGAAAGGATAGTTACTAGATATTGGTACAACCTTATCCGTAAACATCTTCTTAGCATCAGAACCTGTCTTAGATAATATACCCACCCTAGAATCTTTTGCTAGTGTTGCTGTGTTAACACACTCAGCTGAAGACATAAATGAAAATCCAGAACGACGTATCTTTAAATAAACCATCCCGAAACACCTATCATCAGCCTTGCAAGCCTCCCAATATAAAAAGAATATTCTATTTGCTTCACGAAAGTCAGGATGACCGACATCAATCTTAGTCCATTGCAAGTACATGTAGTGTGTACCTGTTATGTAGGTAGGATTACCATTATTGTAGAACCAATAACCGTCATCCCTTCTGTCAAACTCCTGCTCAATATAATCTACCCAACTAGACTTGAAATCCTTAGGAGACTCGTTCCATTGGAATATAGATTTTATTTTTTGTAGTTGTTTTGGATATTCAGATACCTCCCAATACTGTTCAGACCTCTTAGTGCTCCTCTTGTGTACTTTCTTTGGTGTAGATGGTAAGGCTATCTTTAAACCGTTTATATTAATAATATCACCAACAGTACCATCCTTAGATATGACAACAATGTCATACTTTTCATCATAACCATACTTAAATGATTTAGCCTTGTTCTTTGACTTTAATGCCTTATCTGTAACAGGATAGACTTTAGTGTAAAGGTCTTTATTTTGCTCTTCTTTCTGCAAAGCTGTTCATGTTTTTTGTGTCAGAACCAGAGCTCTCTATAAGTTCCTTCTCTGACTCTATTCTAGACAGTATCTCAAACGCATCAAATATAGCAAGCTTCTTAGATGCAGCAGCATTCTTTAACCTATCGGCAGCAATCTCTGGAGATAGATCATCAAGATCCTTCTTAATAATATCCTCCTTAGCTACCTTTATAAGCTCCTGAACAGCCTTCTCAGCTGCCCTTATTATCTCTATCTTTATTTTTCTTGAGTCCATGTTATCCAGTCAGTCCTTACTCTATATAGTTTTTCACCATTTATATTAAACTCATATTCCGAGTCTGGTCTAAAGGATACAACATCTCCTACATCTAATCCGTAAGAAAGTAGAATGTTATTTGTGTATACAATCTCACCCATCAATGGTTGTTCCACACCAGGACTGTATATATAAATCTGTTCCTTAGGTATCGGTCTTATAAAACAAAACTCATCCTTAGACTTCCAAACATCATTACGCTTATACATATAATACTGAAAGTCATCAACCAAGAATAAGTCGTCCTTAATAAAACTTCTTCCACTTTTTTGACGACCCTTCATGTCGTAGTAGTACTTAAAAACATTATGATGCACAATAAGCGTGTCACCTGGCTCTATATCACCTGAGTAATTAATAGGTGTAGACACCACAGTTGCATATCGGTTAGATGTTGTATGATCTTCCTGTGATGTGCTAGTTATTAAATCTATTCCACCAACATTCTTTATATTATCATACCTCCTTCCATTATGCGGACGCACAATAAAGTTAAAAGGTGACCTCATTAAAAGTTTATATTAAATTCTATAGATATAGGCATATTCCTATTAAACTTTTTCCAAAGTAAAATTTCACCATCCCTCTCTATCCATATTTTATAAGATTCAGATTCCTCATCATACTGTATCAGATGTATATAGTATTGGTTATTTAAAACCCCTTGACCATATATATAATGCATAGAACTAGACTTATAGTCAGCTCCTATAGATATCTTTCTAATCTCCATTATCTTCAGATAAAGTTCCGTCCTGAAGGTTTATAGATACCTTTCCATATTCCTGCTCAAGTTCTTTTTGGTAAGAATTTAACTCACCCTGTATATCTGACACTTGATGAAGTAGTTGGTGCTTTTGAAACTCTAATCCACCTACCTGTGCTTGAATATTATTTATACTACCTACCAACTCTTGAAGTTTTTTTAGTTGATCTTCCTTAATTTTACTCATTATTATTTAATTTTATTATAGCAAATATAAGTAATTTTAATTTAATCCTCTATATGCATTGTGATAGACGTAGGGTTTTCTTTCTCTGATATTTGATCAGCAATTGTTTTCTCAATAACAGTTATGGTTTCATCACCTAATGACGCTTTTGTCCAATCAACGACTTGCTCGTTTGTTAAATCAGAAAAAGGTATAAAATCTGTTATATTAGACGTGTCTAATATTTTAGTTCCTATATGATCCGCTATAATAGCTGTTTCACTATCTTCACCAGCTACCCTGTAGTGTACGTTGTATACTACATCTGCGTTACCTCCTTCTGTTGGATATACATCTACTGTTCTGCAATTCCATGTGTAATTTATCATAATGTTTATTTTTTAAATTAGTTCTTTTAATAACGTACTACTGTTGATGTATCTCCAAATTCCATTAGCTTGAAACCTTAAAACTATCTTATCATTAGCGTTGAATGTAGCTGTTTCTGAAAAATCAAATGAAATAACTTCACCAGCGTTGTTACCATAAGATAGTGTTCTTGATTGAGACAATTCTCCATTAACATAAACATGTAGGGTAGCAGAACTACCTGCAGGACCCTGGTTGTATGAGCTATAAGGGTTGTCTACTATATTAACTTTACTAACACAACCTTTAAACGGTGGTATTATTGTACTGTATGCGTACGGAAAAGCAGTGCTCATACCTGTGTCATAAAGAGTGTTCACAGATGTATTACTGTGGTAGTGCCTCCAATTTAAAAACATTGTTTGACCGTGAAACGAGTCAGATTGTATTATTTTTGCCATATTACCAAGTGTTTTGTACTATGTTTACCCAAGCATATGTTGATGCTGCAGTTTGCATACACATATCTACATAACTATTATTTCCTGACGTTCTATATCTTAACGTACCTACTTTGCTGGCAGATGCCGCATCTGTGTCGTCAGCCATCTGAATACCTCCGTCAACTTGTAGTTTGGAGTCTGGAGTAGTAGTACCAATACCTACGTTACCATTATATTCTAAATGCATTATAGTCCCACCAGTTGCAGAATTAAATTGAAAGTCACTCGCAGTGTGTCCTATTTCCCACCAATACGAAGCAGCTCTACCAAATCTCATGAAAGGAGCAGAAGCATCATTTATTTCTAGCTGTGCTGCTGGACTTGTAGTTCCTATACCTACGTTACCGTCATTTGTTACTCTTAATCTTTCATGTCCACTAGCTCCACTAGAATTTGGGGATGTTAGTATTGCAAAACCTGTTTTATTGGAAGCACCATCTTCTGCCACCGCCGCAAGCCTTACTTCTTTAGTGTATTCTGCAGCATAACCGTTGCTTAAGCTTATGTAAGCATAATCACCAACTGTTACAGCTCCTCCTTTAAACATAGCTTGATGAGATTCACCAGTAGTATAGTTTTGAACGTGTAGTTTTTCTTGAGGACTAGTAGTTCCAATACCTACATTACCGTTACTGAAATAATGATTACCAGTACTAGAAGCTTTAATTACTCCTCCAGAAATTACGATATCATTTTGATAACCTCCAATACCTCCACCTAAAACTATATCATTACCCGAGGAAGCATGTATATAAGCGTCATTACTAAACCTAGAATAACTGACACCACTAGTATTAAATGCAGTGGCTTCAATATTTCCATTAACTTCTAACTTTTGACTAGGACTAGTTGTACCTATACCCATACGACCATTAGTCTCATCTAGGTGCACAACCGTAGATTCTGTAGTATTTCCATCACCAACCCATATCTTACCAGTTGTAAGGTTAGGGACGTCGTTTGATCTAAGTATTGAAGATACAACAAAAGTACCATTACTAGACGTACTACTAACACCAACCTTACCCATGTTTTGTATAAGATTAGCACTACCCGTAGGTTTTGTTGTTGTAAGACCTCCGCCAGCTTTTACATACACCACGTCACCATCATTGGTGGTAGCACCATCTATTGGAGATGTTATAAGGTTTCTAAGCTTACCGCTGATAACACAAAACCCTTCTGCATTCACAGCTAGGTCCTGCTTTAACAAACCTAATGCTGGCATTGACCCAGCAACACTTGCGTCTGCTGGTTTTACTTCTAATCTACCAGAAGATCCTACAGATCCAAATATGTAAACAGGTGTACCTTTTAGTATAGTCGCTGTGTGAACATTTTTAACAGGTACCTCAACCACTTCTGCTGATTCTGCTGCTATAGTGCCTTGGTCTACAAAACTAAGCTGACCTGCGCCATCTGTTGTTATTACCTGATCAGCAGTACCATCTGCGTTAGGCAGAGTATACTCATCGTTTATTTTTATATTATTTAAAAACCGATTAGCCATAAATTAAATTTTATCCTATTTTTTGTACCAACACTCTAATTGAGTTAGTTGGAGTTGTAGCAAAAGTAATTGTTGCTTGACTTACTGATATACGATCTACATCAGCATATACCGTTTCAAATGTTACATTGTCATATAGTTGAATAATTACGTCTCTACCTAAACTATGCGTTACAGTTGCTGTGTCCGTTATTGTAAAAGCTTTTGAAGTTAAACCGTTTAATTCCGTTGCAAGATAATCAATAGCAATTTTTCGGTTGATGCCGTTAGCATCATCATAAAAAGGTACATAATTGTCTCCTGGATCACTGATAGTAGAGATAGCACCTAATCCATCTATATCTAATCCAACAAAGGCAGTACCTCCTGCATTGTAAGTTACATTTATGCCAAGAAGTTCATCTTCAGTTGATGAGGCTACATTTCCAATACCTATCTGCGATGCACTTGCTAAATCAATATTATTTTGTACAGTTGTCCAGTCAGATAATGCAGTTGGAGAGTTTACTTCTGATATTAATACGTCACCAACTCTAACTTGTTCCGTAAAGAAACTACCGTCAGCAGTCACTGTATACGTCCAACCCTTTTCAATAGATGAGCTTGGTGAAGAATCTAGATCAGGTGTGTTTGTAGCAGCGTTATATCCGCCTTGGTAAACTAAACCTCCAGCTACAGAGCTATCGACGTATGCTTTAGAAGCTGCATCGGTAGAAGCAGACGGTGTTGTTGGTATTGTTACTTGACCAGCAAAACTAGATTGACCTGTTCCACTAACGGTTAGTGTACCTGCTAAATCTATATTGTCATCTAGATTAACAGTCACAGTATCGACTAAACCTACAACCGTACTAATGTTAGTGCCTCCAGCTATACTTAAAGTGTCACCGCTATTTACGGTTTGATCAGTTCCAGTGTCTGCTGTTACGTCGAACGTGTAAGTTCCAGGTATAGATGTTATTGGCTCCCACGCGTTATCACCTCTCAAGTACTTAGTCGCATCAGGTGTTCCTGTTGCAGATAAATCAGCTGTTATAATAGGCTTAGCTGTAGTACCTGTTGTTGATAGGTTTACAAATGTTCCGTTACCAAAACTGTACTCTTTTAAATCCACCCATAGGTCTACACCGTTAGAATAGTACTTAGCTAAATTATCACCAGTATCAAAGTATATTTGACCAGGGTTTGTATTAGCTGACCCTGTATTGTGAAGCTTCGCATTTTGTAACTCGTTATTATCGAGGTTAATGTTATTTAAAAATGGTATTGCCATAGTTAGTTCATATATGCTTTACCAGATTCTGCACTGGCAAAAGTTATTGTTAAATTGTTTTCGTCTATATAAGTCACATCTCCATAACCCTTTTGTCCTGTCGAAAGAACAGCTGTTACAGATGGAAACTTATTAAGGTTATGATTAATATTCCATGTTGACCCAGCAACTGACTGATTATGAGCGTAATGCTTGTCAGTATCTGACAAGTTATCAAACTGAAGCAAAGATAAGAAATAAAACTCATCCTCCTCTATAGAACCATTCCCATCAATGTATGATAATGATGTGTTGTAGAACTCAGTCTCCGTT